GAGTATTTCACATATTCTTCTCATCGTACGATAGCTCCAACTTGAGTGCGTGGAGCGGCGTCGATCGATATAGACAGCCATCCGCCAGTTCCGTCGTATAGAACAACACTAGGATGAACAAGCATAGTCGCATCCTATTTGGTTATCTCAAGTCCAAATTCAGCGCCATCGATGTCCGCAACTTCCCACTCCAAACTATCTTCCGGGTTCACTTCCCAATAAGTTGACCGTGTCCAGTATTGGGCGATCGGCATCGTGTATCTGGCGGAACCGTCCCGCTCCGTTGATACGGGGATCGTACGACCGACAAATTCCCGTGGCGTTGTACCAGCCGCTGCTTCGTATAGTACCGAGTTCGAGCCGACCGCGTAAATTTCCGTGGGTATTTCCGCCTGTGCAGTATGTGTGAACACTTCGGCGTCGGTCGCCGTTGAGCTTTCCAAATACGTTGCCGTGTTTATGCCCCCCGCGGTGCCCACAAGAGCAGCATGATCTGTACCAGCTGAAGGCGTGAAGTCGTTTTGCGTAGCGTCCGCGTCTGCGATATGTGTGCGGATTTTGTGCCCACCCATACGTGCGTTCATCGTGGAGCCTGTGTCGTCGTAGATCACGACGTCATCAACGTCTACCCAGCCGCCGGTCGTACTAGTTGCGGTTGCGGAAACTCCGAAGTTCACCGTGCCAACACTCCCGGCATCCGCATAGGCGAAATCGCTGGTCGTGTCCGCAATCATACTAACGCCATCGTGCCATACTTCACATGAGCCAACACCAGCGTTGCCGCATACAAATGCGATCTCAACAAGAACCCATTGACCCGTGGCTATATTTGCACCGACGCTCGTTGCAGCCAATGTGCGAGCATTGCCCTTGTAGATAGTGACTTTGTTGCTGGCCCATCCGACTGTGCATGTGGCATTAGTATTGAGATGCCCACTGCCAAATTCTACATGGTAGTTTGTCGCAGCGGAAGTATCGTTGAACCATGCATGGTACGAGACGAACAGTGTGTCGGAAGCTGCGGACGCATTGGCTAGGTCCGTTTTCTGTGCGAAAATGCCGGGAATACGTTTCCCAAGCGGAGCTGTGCTCCACGGTCGGCCATGCACTCTAATAGCGCCGCCGCCAAACTTACCGCCGCCGGACTTGAAGTTAGCAACCGTTGTGTGGGTTTCATCCCACTTGTCTGGAAAATCAGCATTAGTTGTGTACTGATCCATCCCGTCCATAAAAAGAAGTGCCATGTTATGTTACCACTATTACCCTATTGTCGCCTGCGCTTGGAAGCACAACTGTTTCTGTGCCAAGAACTTCAATGTATTGTTGAACGTAACGAATTGTACCGTCCGCTGTGTCGGTGTAGTAGACCTTCATACCCGCGTGACTGATCCGAAATGTACCTGCACCCGTCGATGATTGTGCCTGCCAGTGAATGCCGAAGTCAGTCGTACGAACGTCAGCTACTGCGATGGAGACTTCGCCCCATAGATTGGTCGGACCACCATAAGTCAGAAGCCCTACGGACGGATTGGATTTAACCTCACTTGTCGCGGCCACCGTTGCCGCCGAAGCGCCCCATGACAGCCAGCATTCAAGGTCGGTGTTACCCGGCGTTGTCACAAGTCCGAGTTGAACTTCGATACCATCGATTGAGGTTACGCCGGAAGCGTCCAGTGTATCTGCAAAGTTGAAGTTGTATGCACGGTTGGCTTGTGTATCGTTACCCGCCGACATTGTCGCCCAGCAATCGCCGGTATTTGTCAGCAACCGTGACGATATGCGACTACCAACGAACCATGTGATAGAGCCGCCAATCGCGGGAACATTCTCAGCACCCGAAAGAGGGAGCCGCCAACCTAGACTATTGGGCTCGTCGTAATCTGAGGTACGTGTCGCATTGATACCCCATTCGTCTTGTACCGGGGCAATAAAATCGGCCATGGTTTAAGCGTCCCTTGTTCCTTTGAGGGTGATCATTGGGTCTGCTGCGGTCGCTCCGGTATCAACTGCGCTAACATCGATCACCATGTAGTCACCTACCGCATAGGTAATTTCGGTGGTGAATGTGAACGTTGATGTAGTTGCCGCCGCTGCAAACGATATATCGCCGCGGTCGGTGGTGTTCTGAAAGATGTCCAGTGTGAAGGCGTCTGTTGTTGGTGCCGTGATGAGTACGCCCTGCGAGCCTGTGAGCCCAGAGGGGAAGACAACCGCGCGGGTGAATGCATAGCGCATGAAAATGTCATCGACCGAAGGTGCGCCGATCGTGTAGCCGCCGATGTCGAATGGCATGGCCGCCGAGCTTGATACCAGTTCCAAGTTGTTCACAGTGCCATCGGTGATGAAGGATGCAACGCCACCGGCCACCACTGTCTTTGTGGTGGTGCCATGGATGACGTCAAGGTCATCTGTCCCAGCGCTGTTATCAATAAAGAAGAAGCGTGGGATTACTGTGGTCGGAAGCGTGATCGTCTCCGCTTGGGTGTCATGGATAAACGAGAAGCCGATGTTCCGTTGGAACTGGCTGTCAGTCATCACGGTCGAGCCCAGCGTGGTGAGGTCGAACTCCAGCACTTCCGTGATCGCCGCTTCGAGTTGCGCCGTCGCTTCGTTTATGGTGACTTCCTTTTGGGTCTGCGAAGCCACAACTTGGGATATATCGAGTGTCATTGTATTTTCCTATAGTGCGTCTAGTTCAACGCGGGTGTCGTGTGAGAAGCCGCGACCGACTTCATCGGAGATTTGATAAACACGGACATAGATATATGGACCTATTCCACCTGGAAAGTCAATAGCAATGTCCGCTGCGATGTACGTCGCGGCTGCCGTAGTCAGCCCTGTTTGGCTGCCCGTGCCGGTGCCGCCACTTACGATGGTCGTGAAGGTATCATCCGAATAGACTTCGAACTCATATTCTTCCGTAAGTTCTGTCATGGGCACTGTGCCCGAGCTGTTACGCATCTGGCCGCCGGTACGGTTCCGCCGTAGCCACGTGAAGTCAATGTCTGTGGCGTTGGTCACGGCTTTGACGTGAACCGGTGCGTAAGGCATTAACGCGCGCATATTAGATGTCAGGGTGATGCTCTGTGCCTGATCGTACTGTTGCATAGCGCCGAGCCCCTTCCAGTATGTAGGCAAGTCATTGAGTTCAACTGGAACTGGATACTGTGAACCAGTTGTACCTTGAAGGTTCAAGAACAGGACTTTCGTACCGGCTTGGTGGTCATCGGTCATTGTGTCCGTCCCGCGCCGACCGCGGAGCAGTGTGTCGAGCGTGAAGGTGCCATCGGCTTCCTGTGTGACGTTTTGGAACTGAATGACTTCCACGGTTCCATCGACCTTGAGGATCATGGCCGAGTTGGCACCGTTGATCATTTCAATCTCAGTGACGCTTTGGAGCAGAGCAGAGCCCACGGGGACAACAAGACTGAGTGTATTCGTACGATCGATCTTGTGTGGATTGCCGAACGGTGGATCGCCTAGTGCTGTGATCATCGAGCCATAAGGCGTTTCATTCCCCATCTGCGTAGCACGGATGTAGGTTAGTCCATCATTTGAGAAGTACGTCGAGCCGCGCCGGAAGCCGCCATCGACAAAGCCCGACTGGAATGTGTAGTGCGGTGCAGACAGCCGATCGATCTTGTCATGGCTGTCTCTCAGAAGTGGGCTGTCCACGATCCATGACTGCACGAACTTGCTCGAACGAATGGTCTGATTGAGTACGCCACTGGCCGCCGTAGCTTCTGCCGTTGACAAGAACTGCGAAGGTTTCTGTGAGACGCCGTCTGCATCGATAACGAAGCTGGTGCCCACGTTCAGTTTGTTGAGCCGCATCTCCATTTCGGTGCCATCGTCGAGAGCGACGGTAACGACGTCCGAGGGATCGAGATCGAGTTGTTCCCAAGGGAACTTCATCGCATATTGCCTGCGCTCGACCCACGACGAATACATAGCCTTCTCGACTTGCTGCTTCGCAGTGGTATTGTCAACAGCGATGTTCAGTGACATCCCAACCTTGTTCTTCGACTGCATTGACGATGTCGGGAACTGGATGCGCTTGGCCGTCTGGGTCGCTTGGGTGTAGTCGTTGTCCTTGTCCGAATAAGTCAGACTGAATTGCTCAGGCAACTCGACTTCCTGCGTCCGACCTTCACTCATTATGTCACCGGACTTTGTGTCCTTGATGGCTAGTTGACTTTCAGTAATCGTACGACTGCTAGCTTGCCCACGCTGCTTGAACACGAGTTTGAAATCGCTTTCGAACCCATCGAACAGATAGAGCGAAGCCAGCGGTTCGATCGCGCCGCGCGCTGTAGAGCTGCTGCCGATAAAGAAGCCCGGCAGAGAGATAGCGTCCAAGTCAGTTGTATCTATATCGCCTGCATCCATACCGACGCGCTGGCAAAGATCATTGACAACGGCACCCACGGTATCGGGACCGACGCCAAAGCGATTGAAATAATAGCGTGCGTATGGACCTTCCGATGTCTCCTGTGAGCCGGAAGCCAAGTCGTTGACAACGGCGACAACGCTCTGCGAACGGCTGTCCCATGCACCACTGCCGCCCTGGGGGGTCTTTACGAAGTCGCCGCCCGAGCCGTCATCTTCCATGACGCCTGTGATGGTATTGACCATGTACGGCGTGATATTGCTGGTGTCACCCATCCAGCCAATATGATGATCCACCAGCCGGGAATAATTAATAGCACTGTCTGGGCTATCGTCAATCGGAGTGTCGCACCTCCAGTTGACCGTTTCGTTGATTACGTCATACGCAATGAGGCGATCCGTGCTAGAAGCTGTGGCACTGCCCCAAATGAGCATTTGTTGGTTGGCGCTGTCCCAGACAATCTTCGCACCGTTTAGTGTAAAGCCCGCCCAATCAGGATCGAAGTCTGCACCGGTCAGTTGGGTTACCGACGCGATCCACGTTCCGGATGCGACGTCAACTCCGGCGATCTCTTCGTAGCCAGCATATCCGGCGACGAAATAGTTGATCATCTCAATGGTGAGACTGTCGCTCGTGTCCAGCCCGATGTTATGGAAGAACGTTCCCTGCGTCGTTTTCTGCCCAGCGCAAGCATGATACCATGTTGCAAGGACGCTAGTATCGTCGTCTCCGAAAGTGTCCGTGTCCCAGACATATGTCAGGGTGTTGCCCAAGAACGTGAAGAACTGGGCCGATGCTGCGTTGATCCCTTTACTGCCGACCATCATAATAGCGACCGCATCGCCGACGTTATCGCCGCCAAGGTATTCTGAAACGGCCATACGTGAGTTAACGGATGAAACAGGTGTGTTGGAAGTACCAGTGCTCACCGTGCCAAAACTAGTGATTTCGCGGTAAGTCACGTTGTCCAGTACGACGGGAACACGAGTGTTACCGATACCCGTTTGGATTATAACGTGTCCTGTTGGCATGACGTCCATAAGTTGGCCACCTGCATTGATATTACCTATGCCTGCCCCCTGTGTTAGATAACTCTCATCGATGATCTGCTCTTGAGTGCCAGACGCCATGTTAATTCGTGCGATAGCACCATCGTTCGTTACGCTGTCTATCATCGATGTGAACATCTGCTGGCGTTCCCAGTCGTACGCCGTTGCTTCACCATCATAGACATAATTACCGTTCAGCCCGTTATACGTCTCAACCACTTCCGGGCGGGTAACCGATCCGGCGTAAGTGATTTCAGCCGTGACGTTGGGCACACGGTTGCCATAGTCTTCGAGAGGCATGTCATCGAAAACTATGTAGACGGTGCCGCGGTATGCGGGCGTAGCCTCCGCGCCTTTGTCGGCGACGATCAAGCTGTCTTGAAGCTGCGTTTGGGTGCCTTCGTACAGACGATATCGGAGCCCAGTCTTCTGGGTGCTGGGATCATCGCCTGTGATGTCATATGCGATCTTGCCGTCCATCCAAATCCGTGTGACGGCAACCGCCGGGCCTTCGCCGAAAGCGATGGCAAATGTTGAGAAGTAGCTATAGGTCGTGTATGTGCTGTCTTCGCCGCCCTTGCCGCCGAACATGCCCCCCTTCTTACCGGGCGCTTCGATCGTCTCGACGTTCTCCTGCTCCCGGATACCGGTAGACCAGATCATGTTGCCGCCGATGCGAACAGTGCCGAAGCCGATCGAGCGCGGTGCGCCATAAGCCGACGACGTCATCGTAAGATCGCCTAGCCGGGGTCCAGCTTCGTGCGTAGCAGGAGGACCAGCCGGTGGAAACAGCAACATGCCCACGACGGAACCGATCATCCAGCCGATGTTAGCGCCAATTCCGAGCGCGGGTGCAAGTCCTGCTCCCAATAGTCCTAGTGCTAGAACAGCCATTAGTCGTCAACTCCCGGGTAGGCAAAGCACCAAGTGGCGCGGCCTTTGTAATATTCGTCGAAGGGTTCTTCGAGCACACGCCGCCGCGGCGCGAGCGCGTGGATGATATTCTCTTGTCCGTTAACTATATCATAGATACAGCAGTGTGTCGTGAAGATATTATCTCGGAGCAGAACACAATCGCCGGGTGCCATATCAATGACCCGCTTGCGAACCATATATTCATTGAACAGTCGCAAGAACTCTTCTGGTTTCGGGGCCCGGCGGTATGCGCCATAGTCCACTGGCATCGGATGCCCGAGCTGAACGCCGACGTACATGATCAGCCCAACACAGTCGAGCCCACGGGGCGTGCGGCCTTGATGCCGAAAGGGTGTTTCAAGGACCGTCCGTGCCATATCGACTACGGCTTGCCGTTTTTCATTAGTCTGTTGCATCAGGATAATTCATCAAAACATCTTGGCCCGGAACGTGGGGCTCGCCACGGAAGTTGATTGCATTTCCGAATACGGAATTGCAAACTTCAATTGTCTTCTGACAACCACGATATAGTTTAACCTTGGTGCCCGGGACCATAGGGAACGGAGCATCCAAGAATAGATTGACTTGCCAATAGACTTCGCCAAATAGGTCTTCTGTTTCAAAGGCTCTGATTTCATGAACCAGTGCGATGTTGTCGCCTGTTTCAAAGATGAACCCGCCGTTGTTAAACCAGAGGTCTACCGCCCGAGCTTCATCGACGACAATCCAAATCTCACGTTCGTTGATCACATCGTAGATAGCCGCGTCCCGGGTCCATGCTTCGCTGGCAATCCAGATACAACCATCAACGCCGCCGCCCCACTGGGTGACGCCATTGCCCGTGCCACTAATGCCGTCGGTTATGGTGTAACTGTTGCCCGCTGTGCCGAGCACGTCTGCGGTGATTAGCAACTGACTGGTCGTCGCGGGAACTGTCGCGGTGACTGTCGTGTGGGCCAAGGTGGCGACCGTCGATCCGGGTAACGCACCCCCGTTGTTGATCGCTTCACCAAGATGGGTCAGTGTAGTGAGGTTGTCGGTATCGAGCAGAATTTCGTTGGCCGCCGCCGTGAGCGTGGTCTTGAAAGTGTACGTCTGCCCATTGATTTCTACTGTCTCCCCATCGCTGACGCCGCCGAATGAAGGCATATCGACCGACGCTGTCGCCGCCTTACCGAGTTCATCCGTGGAGTTGCCCACTACCGTATCGAACGTTGGCTGGACTGCCGCTGAGATACCTGCCTGCGTGCAAGTATAGAGCCTGTTCTCATATACCTCTTGGAAGGCATCGGTCAACGTGGCATCGGTATAAGCCAGCGTGATATCGTCCAGCTTCACGTCGTTGAAGTTGGCACCTGCCGTGGTGAAACTCAAGGATAGGGAGCGGGTGCCCGAAGGGACGTTAATTGAAGTGCTGTTCTCCGTTGTCCAGCCGGTGCCCGGTGTATAGTTGGTCGCGCCGCTATCCCACATCGTTGAGATGGGTGCATCTTGGGCGTCAAGGAACTGAACAAGCATCTGTCCTGTGTCCGTGGACGTAGCATTGCCCCGAGCGATCGTCATTATCGCGGTGCCATTGCCTGCGTCAAGACTGACCAGATCAATGCCGAGTTTGGTCATATCAATGACCTGAGTAATGTTGCCCGCGGTTAAGCCCCCGAGCAAGTGGTGTGCCATATGGTCGCTGTCAGCGTTGCCGTTGATGATATCCCATGTGCCACTGTTGACCGTCCAGCCATTGACCACGGTCAACTCTGTGGCCGCATCTTGCTGCTCGAAGCTTGGGTTGGTTACAAGATGGCTCCACGTCCGACCGTCGGCCAGCGTGGGTACAATCACCACGTCACCGACCGCATAGGTCGTGAGCCGACCGATCACGTCAGGATCGATATCAATGGAACATTCTGTTGAGCCCAGATCGACGCGGCAATCTGCCTGATATGGGTTGATCATCTGCTGCATTAGTGGCTGGGCTGCACCCCGGAGTTCTGCCCGGAAGATGCCTTGTGGCGTCATGGAGACTTCGCCGATATTGCCCTTGCGCATCTTGAGAGCGTCTTGCGTGAGGTCAGCCCAGTTGACGATGTTCACTTCGATATCTGCGAAGTCAAACTTGCCGCCGCGGAGATCGTCTTCCTTGATGCTGTCATCATCGAAGACGCCTTCGACGTCCATGTTGTCCACGTTGAGGCCGACTTGGCTGGCGACCGCTGTACGATTGTAACCAGTCTCTGCCAGATATGTTGCACTGCCCGCGCCATCATCCCATACGATGTCAACATCATGGTCGGTGAAATAGAAGATCGTGCCATCGATCCGCGTGAGCTTCCACACGGTGCAAAGGCTCGTGACTGTTCCGTCAAGGTGGGTCCGAAGTCCCGCGCTGATTGACTTGGTCATTACTCGCCCCGCACTTCAACGAGTGGGATGGCGGGGATAGCCGCGGCGTTCCACGTTTCTGCGGTCAGTTGAAGGCTGTCCGTGTTGAAGCGAACAGGGATATCGAACTCGCCGGTCACGACGATGGCGTGGCCGGTCGTCGCTGCATGAGTGGCACCCAGAGTGAGGATGCCTGTGAGCGTAGCGATTGAGACTTCACCGATCGCCGGAGCCGTGTCATAGACGACGGTCTGGGAGACTGCGTTGACTAATACTGTCCACCCCGAAGCAATAGGTTTATATAGAGTGCGCGCGAACGTCGTCGCGCCCGATGTGTAGTCTTTATAGATTTGGAACGTGGCTGTGGAGGTGTCGGTAGTTCCGATTTGTTGTGAAGCAAGCTCGAAGTCCGTCCAGTCCTTGAACCGGAAAGAATGGGCTCTACCTTGGCGGGCGTAAAAGAATGCGATGATGTCATCGAAGTCTTCCTTCTCTTGAATACCATAACCCACATCGTACGATGCGCGTGTTTTCTCCCAGTCAATATTCCGCCGCTCGTGACCATTGGCCAGCGCCAGAATAGTCGTCTTGAACATTGGGCCGCCTGAAGCGCCCTTCTCAATTTCGACTGGTAGTTGAACGTCGTGGAATGCCATTATTCTTCACCCTTATATTTTTTCCGTAATTTCTCTGCTAGAATGAAAGTATTGTCGGTTTCATCCTTACATTCTTTTAATAGCAGTCTCGCCGCTCTCTTGGCGATTGTGGTGTTATCCACTGCTGTGTTGTTCTGCTTCGACAACTCTTCCAAGAACTTGCGCATACAATGCTGCGCGATCTCTTCAATTTGTTCTTCGGTCAAAGGCATTAGTTGTTCCTTGAGCTTGCACGGTTAGCCGAAGCCATTGCCTGCGCTTGGAGTTGACCTTGGCTCTCGCCGAAGCTTTGAGCGTCTGGTGTTGAGATGTTATAGACGATCGTGATACCGCCGCCACCGCCGCCGCCTTGCCCTTTAGGTGAGACTGTGACAGTCTCACCCCGAGACACTTTGGCCGTGGGTGAGCCATTGATTGACATCAAGTTCTTATCGCGACCACCGTTGCCGCCAACCTGGAAGGAACCGCCGTTTGCGAAGCCCATGAGACCGCCGAACAATCCGCCGCCGCCACCGCCGCCGAAGAGGCCGCCGAGGATACCCCCGCCGCCGCCACCGCCCCCGCCGAACAGTCCGCCACCGCCGCCACCGCCGCCGCCCATAAGCTGCTTGAACGCGCTGTTCAATGCCATCTTGGTTACGTCTTTGATGATCGACTGGGTCAATGCTTTGAAGTCGAGCTTACCTGTGGCTACAAAGTTCGCAATGGCATCTGCTGCCTTGTTGAACGTCGAGGTCAGAGCCTGCTCCATGAAGCCTGCTTCTGTCTTGACTGTTTTGCCAAGACCTTTGACCGCGCCCTTAGCGCCTTTGGCTTTCTTGCCCATATCAGCAACCTTGCCCCCAGCGCCTGCGGCACTATCACCAAATTTCTTCATCTCAGGTGTGACCCCAGCGGTGTCCTCACGGAGACCAGTCATTTCAGTGTTGACCAAGTGTAGCTCTGCACGTTGTTGTGCCAGCGCCGCCTTGTTCGCAGCGACCGAAGCGGTGTAGTCATTATAGGCTCCGGTGACGCTTTGGATTTCACCAACTTCAAATTTTTGAATGCTTACAGACTTCTCCTGATCATTGAACCCACCGGGGAGTACGCCCCCTGAAAGTTTAGATGCGAGGTTTAATCCCGTGCGTATCCCATTGATTAGTGATTGGATGGCTTCCCGTGCTTTATTGATGGCTCCGATGATCACGTTCATTGCCTGTGCGCCTGCCACGCCGAAGTTATTCCACAACGCGCCTACGCTGGCGATTACGCCGCCGATACCCGTCATGATGTTCGACACGAGGTTCAGTGCATTGCCTACGGCTGTGGCCGCGCTTTCCGCTAGGTCACGCCAACTAATCACGGCGTCTTCACCTTCGCCTCTGAATGCGTTGACGATCTGTGAAGCCATGAGTTGCAACGTGTCTACGAAGCCCGATGCTGCGTTTGCAAGGGTTTCGAAGCCGCCACCCATGGTTCTGAGTTGATCACCAAATTGGACGCCGCCCGCGACCGCGGCGACGAATGCCCCGGCAATGAGCGTTAGGCCGCCAGAGGCCAAGGCCATCAAGCCTGCCCATGTTCGAAGCAGCGCAATATTACGTATCAATGCTGTGGAGAGCCCGGCCAATGCTACCGCCACTAGTCGAGTTGTGATCACAGTCGCCAGTGTCGCGATGGTGGGAATGACAAGATCGATATTATTTTTGAGAGCTAGCAATGCGTCCCGAATGACATTCAGAACACTCGTGATAGCGCTACCCGTTCCTGCTTTCACGAGTTCGCCTACAAATAACAGCCATGCCGTCTTGATCTGTTCAATGGACTGACCAATGGTAGCATCCATTCGCAAGAACTCTGCGGCGATCTGTGGTGCTGCTTTTTCCATTGCATCCACAATTACCTGTGGCACAATCTTGCCTTCTTTGGCAAGTTCACGGAGCTTCCCGATAGGAACGCCCATACCATCTGCGATGATCTTGGCAACCTTCGGCAACTGTTCCAGCACGGAGCGGAGTTCGTCGCCGCGGAGCGTGCCAGACGCCAAGCCTTGGGTGAACTGCCTGATCGCGTTGTTTGCTTCTTGAGCACTTGCACCAGAGAGCGCAACCGCCTTGTTCATGGTCGTGACAATGCCCTTGACCCGATTGGATGAAACACCCATACCTTCGAGGGCTTGGGTGATGCGTTGAAACAGAATGCCCGTTGCAGCGAATGATTGACGTGTCTCAAGGGCTATCGCGCCCAAGTCTTTCATATTCTTGTTGAGTTCTCGCGTGCCGCCCGATACAAGTTTGACCCTGTTCTGCAAGTTCTGAAATTCATCGATAGACTTGCCAATGCGAATGGCTGCGGTCACCGTGGCGAGCCCAGCAAAGGCTTTCTTCAACAAGCCGACGCTGCCCGCGGACGTCTTCGCCTGTTTCCCGATAGCACCGATCTCGCGGGATGCCTTTCCAGCACCCTTCGCGTTTACGATAATGTCTAAGCGTTCAGTGGCCATTGGTATTCTCTATATCTTGATCTTCGCGCTTCGCACAGCGGCTTGCGCTGCGGTAACCGCTCGTGCTGTCATTCCACTGGGTGCTTGTGCGGATGATCCGTTCTCAAGTTTCCCAATGTATTCTAAGTCGCTCGATATATAAATCGAGGTGTCTGTCTTCACCGTGGCAATCCGTGAGATACCTTTGGAAATCGCGGACCCACCTGTGGGATCGAGAGCGTTACCCGATGAGCCGGGACCACCCACGTTGACATCCCAAGAGCCCCGAGCACGACCGGTGTCTACGGGCGTCGCCAGAACCGCGGTACGAAGCGCCGCCGAAGCGCCGATCCGCGTGACCTTAATGGTTTCACGCTCCACGTTCTTGGCACGTTTAAGTATGTTCCGTGCGAATTGTGCTGGGTTAGCCATTTCGAGGCTGCCTTGGTTGGCGTTGTTTGGATTTAGCCTGATCCTTTGCTATCTTCTTATCCCTAGCTGCCCTGCCTGCATTGAGCTGGTGGCCATCTAGTGATCGTACGAAGAACAGCATGTCATCAGTCTGGTCGTCATCTAGTTCGTTTTCCCGGCAGTAGTACCAAATATGTTGCCAAGGTATTGGGCCTACTTCCATCCCCACTGTACGCGAATTAACCAAGTCTGTAAAGCCATTCCAAAATAGGATGTTTTGCTGCCACAATTCTGGTGCATTCGCAATGGAAGGTGGTAACGGATTACCACTTGCCATCGCTCGCGTTACGATCGCTTCCTCTTTATCAGCGAACTTTTCCTGATAATCGAGGAAGTCTAGGAGTTTCCCAGGTCTTCTTCTCGCTCTTCTTCCTTGAAGAGTGCTAAGTCTTGTGCCTGTCGTACGATTTCCGCCAACAGATCAGGGAGATCGATGAGCGTTTTGATGATGTTCTCGCGTGTTGGCGGGATAAGTTCCCCGTCCGGACCCTCGATGCCTTCGACGAATTCACCATCTACCTTAGTGCGCCAGCCCAGAACGACGGAGTGGGCGTAGATTTCTGCGGTCAGCTTGTTGTCAAGTTCTGGCGGGACCGTTCCCGCTTCCATCATGCGACGGTAAGGCTTGATCTTGGCGTTGGCGACCTTGGCGAAGTTGTGATTTGCGCCGCCCGCCCGGGCCAGTACGATTTCGAAGTCACCATAATCAATGGCGACGCCTTTGGTTTCGAGTTCCTTATCAGACGTGAATGTGCTGTAGAGAGACATGAGTGTTCCATCTTATGTTGCGTTTGAGGTTAGGCTGTCGTTAACCATACGACGAAGTCCCGGACCCTGTCAAGAGGGTCCGGGGCTTTTATACGCGAATGCGTATACTGTTGTTTTATACGGGTTTGCGTATAAACTAGGTC